CCTATAGTGTCGTCCTTTCATCACCTTCCCAGACGGCCCGAAGATCGGCCTCCCGTCTTCGTTGAGCTTCGACATATTGCTGTCGTGGACTTCCTCCATGGCCTCCTTGAGCGGCAGCGACAACGCCACTGCCATGCCCGAAAGGACGTACTGGAGGTCAGCCATTTCCTTGAGCAGATGAGCGACATCTTCCTCGGTGGGATCGTTGCCGCCGCGCAGAGTGGCGAGGATTTCGTCCGCCGCCTCCTGCAGCTCCTGTGCCTCTTCGGCGACCAGCTGGGTACGCAGGTTGAATACCGTCCCGTACTCGGGGTATATCGGCATATCGACATCTTGGCCAAAGGTCTTGGCGAACTGCCGTGCCATGGCTTCGCGGTTATCACTCATGGTTAATCCCCTTCAGAACTACATCGACCGCATCACGGAGATCGCCGAGGGTGCCGTCGTTGCAAATGACGTATCGAAAATGAAACTGATCTAGGTTTCCTTCGGAACTATGCGGCTCTTCGTTCCCATCGAAGAACCGAATTACTCGGACAAAAGTAGCCCCCATCCGATGGAGCGCCCGGTACTCATTGGGAAAGCGCAGGTCATCGACGACCACTGAGTTGCCATCCTCGACCTCTTCCATGACGGACTGAATGGTGGCGTTCACCCAGATGTCGGAGTCGATCATATTGCGGCCCCAATCGGTGCCAAGGGTCTGCATCATGTAACGAGGAGTCACGCCCCCGAGGCTCGGAATCGGGTCTTGTTTGCGGAGTCCGTCTGTCATTTCAGGAACGGTGTGATGGTCATAACCCAGCCGATAGAGAAGGATACGCACGACATGCTTGATGGGGTCCGCGAATCGCACGGTCTCGAACCCATACTCCTCGCGGAGGTAGTGAGCGATCTCCGTCTTTCCGAAGCCGGGCTTTGAGCTGTAGATGCCGATGATATTAGTCATAGGGGCGTTCCTCTTCGATTAGGTTCATGATCCGCTTACCGGCTCGGTAGGGTTGGTCCATTGATTCAGGCATTTCCTCGGGGAATGTCTCCATTGCAGCGAGAATCATGCCGAGGGCGTTAATAAGTGCGTCCCGTTCGAGCTGATCGATGCGGGCGCTACGCTCCAGCGTGTTTTCTAAGGATCGATCACTCATCGTCGCTCCTCGGACTCCATAGAATTGGAGCCTTCGCTTTGAAGTCGTAATCACTGGCACGGAGGATTCGCGCCAGACGGGCTTGATGAAGTGCTTCGGTTTCCCCGAGGCCCTTGCTTTCGTAAACGGCCACGACCTTGTCCCAGTCACACCGCTCGGCGAGCTTGGCGTCCGCCGTCTTAGGACCGATGCCCGGACAGCCGGGATAGCCATCGGTCTTGTCGCCGGTGAGCGTCTGGTGGAGGAAGTTGTAGTCAGCCTCTTCCTCGGAGACCTCGATGAGGCCATCGGGCGAGTGATGCAGCCCGGGGATAGTCAGGAGATCCTTATCGCCTGAGACGATGATCTTCTCCTCCGCCTTGGCCAGCTTTGGGTGCGTGGCAAGGATGCCGAGAACGTCGTCGCCCTCAAGGCCAGGCCGAGCCCAGCTAGAGAACTCCTGCATCAGCCAATCGCGGACCTCTTTGAATGCCAGCGGCTTGCGAGTGTCTGCCCTATTACCCTTGTAGAGCGGGTCGAGATCCTTCGGAAGTTGCCGCCTTCAAGATCGTTCCAAGCCAGCTCCACGCTGTCCGCTTCGAGGTCTTTCATCAGCCGCTCAATGTGCTGCGTCGTGCTGGCCATGGCCTCGTTCGGGTCAGAATGTAGAGTCCATAGGTCACTCTCCCAGCGGAAAGGATGTTCCGCCGCCGCCGTCTGCATGTGGCACAACAGATCGGCATCGATCAGTAGCTTTCGTTGAGTCATGTGTCTCTCCAGTGATCAGTGCGTCTCGGCCCAGTTATCTCCGATGTCGTAGGAACCGGTTACCGGGCAGCGGAGCCCGAGGTTTTCCCCGGCCTTCTCGATGGATTCCTTGCCGATCCGCCCGATGTCCTCGGCAATATCTGGACGGGCCGCGATCTGAAACTCGTCGTGGACATGCGCCACCAGAGCGAAGTCCTTCCCCGGAACATATCCGGCGTCGGATGCGTTGTTCCAAAACAACACAGTCGCCTCCTTCATCAAGACCGCACCCGATGACTGGATCAGCGTATTAAGCGCTGAATGCGTTGAACGCACAGGCAGGACGCGGCCATCCAAGCCGATCAGAGAGCCTCTCGTCTCGACCCTGTCAGCCACACTCTTGACCACCCGAGCCAACGCAGGGATACGACGCAGGAACTCGTTCTTGAGCGCCTTGCCCTTCTGCTTCTTGGCTTTATCGCCGAGCTGAGGAGCCACGATGTGGCCGATCTTCCAGTCACCAGCGCCATAGAGGAAGGCGTAGATGAAGGTCTTAGCTTGGTCTCGGGTCTCCAGTCCAGCGGCCTTCTGGTTCTGGGTGTGCGGATCAGTGCCGTCCTCTTTACTGCCGGTGGAGACAGTCACGGCGAACGCTCCGTCATCGTAATAGGCCATGTAATGCGCCAGGCCGACCAGCTCCAAGCCGTCAGCATCGACGCCGATGAGCTTCATATCCTTGGGCGCATGGAACAGAGAGCGGCACTCATGGCCGTACTCGGACTTGCCCGAGGGGATCTGGGCCATGTTCGGTTTGCGGTGGGTACACCGCCCAGTCACAGCGCCATTGGTGATGACCGTGCCGTAGATACGGCCCCCGTTTTCGAGCTTCAGCCACGCATTGTCACCCTCAGCGATCTGCCCGATGCGCTTCGAGAGCATCGCCCGTTGGACGATCAGCCGAGCGGACTCACAGTCGATCTTGGCTAGGTCATCTTCGGCAGTTGAGGGCTTGTAGTCATAGGGGCCATAGGCCCAAGGCACGGAGGTGAAGCTGGTGGGCCGCCAGCCTTCGACACGGATCAGTCGGTCTGCAATGAGCATCCCCGACCCCGGATCGAACTCAGTGTAGGCCACCTTGGTGATTGGGCAGTCGACTTCGATCTGCTCATACCAGCCTGTCACCCACTGCTTGTTCCGATAGTGAGGCTTGCCGTTCTCGTTGAGGACAAACCGCTTCATGGACCGCTTGGGCGTGTGCTGTCCCACCGGTAGCCACCACGGACGGAAGATCTCTTTCAAGCGGGCGTCGATAGAATCCCGCCTGCCGACCATATCGGCGTATAGCTTGGAGGCCGCCTCGATATCGAATGGGAACCCAGTCTTTTCCATCTCATGGATGACGTACTGGAAGTCGTGTTCCAAGTTGACCGAGCGCTTCGAGGGCTTCTGCTGACGGGCAGCGGAGAGGAGCTTCTCGTTAACCCGAACGTCCTGAACGCAGTATTCCTGCATCTCAGGGGACCACTCGGACCAGTCAGTTCCCTCAGCGAAGTCACCCTTATGGAATCCCAAGCGGAATCCCCAGGCCTTCAGACCATGACTGCCAGTGAGTTTGGGCGGAAGATTGGTGACGCCCTTACGCCGCTGCTCGGCATCCTTCACACCGATCTCAGGCCAGATCAGCCGGGATAAAACGAGGGTATCGATAACACGGGCGTTGGTATCCCAGTCGGGGTAGACCTTCCGAAGTGCCGGGAGGTCGAACTTCATGATGTTGTGGCCAGCCACTTGGTCCGCTTCGGCCAGCATATCGAGGCCCACATGGATCGGAGTGTAGCCAGCTTGGTCAGCGCATGACGTTATTTGGTGGCTGTCCAGATCCATGATCACCAGACTATGGACGCGATCCAGTTGGTCCAGTAGGCCGTTCGTCTCAATGTCGAACAAGATGCGACTCATAGTCATCTCCTCAAATGCTCGTTTCAGTCGTGTCGGTATGACTTCGGGACGCCCAGTCGGCGAGCCCACTCCATGCACTCCTCCCTCGTCGGAGCGTCACGCTGCCCTTCATACACAGCAATCAGCTTGCGCTCGACGTAGACCCGGTCGCGTAGATCGTCGTCTATTGATCGGATCCGACGAATGCGTGAGCCAAGGCGCTGTAGTCGTTTAACGAGAGCCATGCTCATAGTTCATCCACCCCTCGATAAATTGACGGCACAGGTCTGAGCGCACGATGTCGCTCGCCTTGAAGTCGACATGCGGAACGTCCATTGACTTCGTCACTTCTAGGAGTGCGGTCAGCCCGCTGCCGCCCTTGAGGTCGGACTGTCGGATGTCACCGTTGACCACCGTGGTGGTGCCTTCGCCGATCCGCGTGGTGAACATCTTCATTTCAGTCGGCGTGGTGTTCTGGGCCTCGTCGAGGATGACGAATGCGTCATTGAAAGAGCGGCCACGCATGGACTCGAAGGGAACCATTTGGATCGTACCCTTGCGTAGGTTGGCGTCGACGGCACCGGTGCCGAGGCGGTCCCGAAGGATCGTCAGGATCTCCGCGAACCACTCGACCATCTTTTCCTGTAGATCCCCAGGGCGATAACCCAGCGAGCGACCGGACTGCACGTTCGGGCGCGTGAGGATGATCTTGTCGACGCCGTTCCGGGCTGCCCCGGCGGTCAGCCTGTCGGCAGCCATGATCGTCGGGACATAGGTCTTGCCGGTGCCGGAGTACCCGGTGGTGATGACCATGTCAGAGCCGGTGATCGAATTGATCAGGTGACTCTGGCGACGGGTCATCGGCTCCAACGGGGGC